CCGGCGACGTCCGCAGCTGCGAGTAGGTGCGCGGCCTGGATCCGCGCGGCGGTGGCGGTGAGCCAGGATGCCTCGTACATCAGGTGGAAGATCGTGACGCCACCGGACTCGACAGCGACGTCGAGGGTGTCGTCGTCCTTCCCCTGCCCGTTGCGGGTCCAGAGGGGGTTTCCGTTCAGGTCGGTGGTGTCCGGTGGGACGGATCGGTCGGTGCCGAGGCGGAGTCCGGCGGCGGTGGCCCTGGTGGTGAAGTCGCCGGCCATGGACTGGGCCTCGGTCGGGCCGATACCCATTTCGGTGAAGATCTTCTCGACGAGCTCCACCGGTGTGGTGGCGATGGTGGCGGTCATGCTGCCACTTCCTTCCTCTGTGTGGTGGCCCGGTGGTTTCCGGGTCGTGGTGGTTCTGCGATCTGGTCGAGGGTTCCGTCCTTCTTCGCCCGGCTGTAGCAGGTGGAGCACAGGCCCCGGCACTGCGACAGGGCGTGTCCCTCGGGGACGGGCGGGGCGGGGATCCCACGGGGGCGGATGTGCATCGGGCGGTAGCAGCTGCGGCACTCGACCACCTGGTCCTCCTCGCGTGGCTGGCCCCACTGTCGTGCTGCCATGACGCCGGTGACGCGGCAGCCGGCGTCCTCGAAGGCCTGCAGCTGCTTCTCGCAGGCGTCGAGGACCGGGCAGGCGCGGCAGAGGCCCACGGCCTTGCGCATCTTCCCCCAGCGGAGGGCGCGGGCTGCCTTGGAGCCGCCGGACATGTCGCACCACTCCCCTGACCAGATCATCGGGTCACGGTGAGCGCACATTCCCTCGCGGAGGTCCGCAGTGCCGATGATGGACTTCACGACGTCCGGGTCGACGATCCTGTCTGCGCTTCCTCCTGGCATCAGAAGCCCCCGTTCTTCGGGGCGCTGAAGGTGACCACGTTCGGTCCCGGTTCTGCGGTGTTGACGAGGGTCTCCACTGCGGCGTCCTTGGCCACACCGGGCCGGTACTCGTCCGGGATGATGCTGATTACGCGGGCGGCGAGGCCGAGGGAGATCAGGTGGTGCGTGTCGGTGGCGGCGAAGTACAGATCGGCCTTGTTGAAGATCGCGGCCGCCTTCTCGGCGGCGGCGGTGACCGTCTGGCTGATCGGCGGGATCTTGCCTTTCTCCCGGACCACTGCCGGCCACACCTCTGCCACGACCTGGGGCACGTCCGGGGCCGTCTCCTGCATCGCCCGACGGTCCCAGTTGTGGTTCAGTCCGTCGATCAGGCCCGAGGCGTCGACGGTGCGGACCTTCGACTCGCCGGCGGTGATCCGCATCTGCGCTTCCCCATCCGGGTTCGCCCCGTAGATGCTGACGAGCTGGGCGACCTGGTCCACGGTGAGGTCGATGACGCCGGCGTCGGACCAGGCGCCCTCGACGAGGGCTGCGGAGGTGATGAACATCGCCAGGGGGGTCGCCGCGGTGATGATCATCCGGTCATCGTGGGGCTGCAGGCGGACGCTGGTGAAGCTGTCGCCCTCGTCCTTGGGGTTGGTGAACAGACGTGCGGCACGGATGCCACGGATCAGCGGCAGCGAGCGGACCATGATGTCGACGCCGAGGCGGTTGTCGCCCGGCTCGACCGGACGGATGGTCGTGGCGCGTGTAGAGCGGATGTCCATGTCAGTCTCCTTCCTTCTGCGTGGGATCTGTAGGTAGGTCTTCGAGGGTGAGTTGTCCGGGGAGGTCCGGCGTGGTGGTCCGGGGCGAGGCGACCCAGTGGTGGATCTGTGCTCGTCTCTCCGGGGTGAGCGTTGCCCACCAGGTGTCAGCGTCGTCTCCCACGGGTCAGCGCTCCGCCAGGGTGCCGAGCGCTCCGACGCGGGACCAGGGCCAGCGCTGCGTTCCCTGTCCTGCGTTGTTGAGCCCCACGCTCGCCTTGTTCAGCTTCAAGATCTTCTCGACCTGTCCGGAGTTTGACCGGACGTGGGTGACGCCCTTCCGGTTGGCCTCCTCCTTGATCCACCCCAGCGGCGGACGCGGATTGCCGCTGTTGATGATCAGCGGGATGAACTCGGCCATGATCTAGGCCTCCTTGCGGTGCTTCGGGGCGGTCTTCTGCTCTGCGGGATCCTCGGGCGGGACGGAACCGAGGACCTGGAGGGGAGTGGACCACTCGTGGATCGGCGCCCACCCGCGGTCGACGAGGACGACGGGCTGCTCGAGGCAGTCGCGCAGCACCTCCTCAATGTCACCGGTGGTGTCGACGGTGCCGTCGACAGGGACCAGGCCCACCGGATCGTCCGGATCCGGGGCGAGTTGCGGCCCGACGGCGCGGTGGAGCACGTCGACCTCCTCGGCCAGGGTCCGGACGTCATCGAGAGCGGCTTCCGCTTCCTCGCGGGCGATCCTGGCGTCCGAGGACGCGGCGATGGACAGGCACCAGCCCCACACGGCGGCGCCGAGGGACAGGGACGAGACGATCAGGAAGTATGCGGTGGTCATCGGGGACTCCTCGGGGTAGATCCCGGGCCGGTGGGGCTCGGGCGATTGTCGTACGGGTGCGGATACTCGGGGCGGGCGGACGCCAGGACCGCCCGGAGGTGGGCCAGGACGGCGCGGGCCCGGCGAGGCGGGGATGGCCGACGGACGGGCTGCGGCCGGAACATCGGCCGTCGGGAGGACGAGGTCACTGGTACTTCCCCTCCCATACGGCGGCGCGGTCGACATTGATCTTGAGCGCGGCAGCATGGCCGCGCTTGGTGACCTCACCGAACGGACTGACCAGCCCCTTGTGGGTCAGGGAGTCGCGGATGCGGGCGTGGACCTGGCCCCAGGGCAGTCTGCCGTCAGCGATGACGACGAGGGCGTCCTTGTGGCCGGGGGTCATGCGGTGGACGACCTGCTCGATCGTCAGCGTGCTGTAGTCCACTGGGGTTCGTGAGCTCATCATGACGCAACTACCTTCTCCAGACCTTCGCCGGCGATCCTGGCGAGGCGGGCGCCGATCTCCTCAACGGCGACCCGACGGCGGCGCCCGGCGTCGTATCTTTCGGAGAGGCAGGTGACCGCGGCGACCAGCACTGCAATGGCGGCGGACTCCATGTCCTCATCGGCGCAGCCCTCGAAGGTGACGTTGACCTTCTCGCCGGTGACGATGGCGGTGACGGTGCGCATCAGAAGCCGTCCTCTCGCGCTGCAGCCCTGGCGGTCAGACGCTCGGCCAACTTCTCCTTGCGCTTCGCTGCACGCGCCCCAGCTCGTTCCCGCCGGGCTTCGCGCTCCTCCCACGCCGCCCGCTCTTCGCGTGCGATTCGGTCCGCGTCGGGCTCCGGTTCGACGTCTTCCTTCTCGGGCTTGACGTCCTCGGGCTGCGGGTCCGGGTCGTCGACGGGGGCCAGGTCCACCGGCTCGTCCGGATCCCCGGCTGCGTCCGGGCCTGCCTCCGGGGCTGGCTCCTGCTCAGCGGCGACCGAGGCGACCAGGGCCGCGTCATCGTCTCCGTCCTCTGCCGGCAGCGCAAGGTACTCCCCCAGGCCGGTGGCCAGTGCCGTGTCGAGTCGCTGCATCGCAGAGTCGTGTGACTCGCCGCGCAGCGGCGCCCAGGCCGGGTGGGACTCGGCCAGGACCATGACGGTGTCCGAGACCAGTCGGGCTCGCTGACGGGCCAGTTGCTGGAGCTCGTCGGAATCCCAGCCGAGGTTCTTGAGCTCGGCGGCGGTGATGTGTGGGTCCACGGTGCTCATCGGTGGACCTTCGAGGACTGGAGGAACATTCCGACCACCGCGACGATGACGGCGGCGAGGACCAGGTCCCCGGTCACGCCGAGGGCGCGGTGGATGTTAACGCCGACGAGGGTGACGAAGATCAGGGCCAGGAGGGCACAGACCGCGGTGAAGAGGATCCCCTCGACGTGGCCCATTCCGCCACGAGCGATCTGGTCCTCGTCTCCGTAGAAGTCACCAGACGGGGTGTCGGGCCGTACGGCCGGCATCGGTCGGGTCTCTGGTCGGGCGGAGTGGTGGGGCCGGTGGTACTCAGCGGCGCCGACGGCGTCGCTTGCGCCGGGGCGACGGTGCCGGGGCTGCTGGGTGGTCATCGCGTGGTCCTTCTGTGGGGTATGTCGTGCTGGTGACGGTGCGGCGGGTGCCTGCGGCGTCCTCGAGGTGGTCCAGGAGGGCAGTGAGCTTCCTCTGCGTTTCGGGCGACTGGGTGTCGGACGCTGCATGGCGGCGGAGCGCCCCCGCGTGGACGAGGAGTCCGTACTGCCGGCGGCGGAGGGTCTTGTGGTCGACCGGGTCGCGGAAGCTGCTCGGCATGATCCAGCAGACGTCGGCGTAGTCGACCCAGAGGCCACCTGGCTCATCGGTGCTCACCCCGATCAGTCGGCCTTTCCACGGGAGTCGTCGGAACATCGTCAGCTCCCTCCTCGTGTGCCTCGGTGCGGGACAGGGCTGCCGCGATCGTGTCGGAGAGGATGACCCCCCGGGCGCGAGCGTCAGTGTCCTGCCGGGCCTGCGATATATCGGCGCGCAGGCCGCGTTCCTGGTCAGTGGTGAGGACGCCGAGCGCGTTGTCGACGAGGAGGTCTGCCCAGCGCAGGAAGTGCCGGCCGTTCGGAGCGTTGAGGTAGTGGGTGATCATGTCGTTGACGGTGGTGCGGACCTCGTGGGCCCGGTCCTCGGCCCAGGAGCGCATCACGCCACCTCCTGCTGCGTCGAGAGGAAGTAGTCGAGCTCGTCGGCGCTGATCCGGATCCGGTTGGAGATCTTCGTCGGCGTCCGGCGAGCCGGGGTGAACCACCCACGGCGCCAGTAGCGCCGGACGGTCTCTTCGCTCAGGCCGAGCTGCTCGGCAACCTGGGCTGGGCTGTAGTACTGTGACATGGTCTTTCCTTTCGAAGGCACTCGCTCGCCACCTCTGGACCAGGTGGCGGGCTTTTCAGTTGGTGGGGGATCGGGCGCAGCTACCGCCTGTGGGCGAAAGTGCTGGAGACCCGTTAGATGAGCGGACTTACCGGCGAGCTACTCGTGTGACCGGCTTGACGCCCGATCCCTGTACCCGGTGATGGAGTCGAACCATCCCCGCCGGTCTCCCGGCGGCGGGCCCCCACGGGCCCGGGTGTGGTCGTGCAGCTTCCCCACTGCGCGACCAGGTCGAGAATCAGGCGGCGTCCGCCGGAGTCGGCGGGTCGATCCGCTCGAATCCGAGCTTCTTCCTGATGAAGTTGATGCCCGAGGGCTGCACGTAGGTGGTGTACGAGCACCCCATCTCGCCGTTGGCCCGCTCATACTCGTGTGCCTTCACTACGAAGTGATGCATGTACTGCTGGTACGGGGTGTTCCTCATCGCGCCCTTGGCGATGAGGACGCCGCGGTTGCGCAGTTCCTGGAACAGCTTGTTCTGCGAGGTGCCGAGCATCTTCGCCACGGCTCCGACGTTGTACTTGCCGGTGGCGTCCAGGAACTCGTCGTAGGCGTCGGCCTTCGGCTCGAGCTCGCGGTTCTTCGCTTCAAGGGCAAGGCGCTCGGTCTCAGCGTTGAGCGCCATCTGCAGGATCTCGGAGCGGGTGATGGTGTTCGGGTCGAACGCCGGGGTCTGCGCCCGCTTCTCGCACTCGATGAAGTACCGGCGAGCCTGCCGGCCGCGCTCGGTCCGCTGGATCATGGACAGCTCCTTCGCCATGTCCAGGGTCAGCGCGTGGTCCTGGCGCGGGCGTCCGGAAGTTTTCACCGAAATCGGGGTAAAGTCCTGGCCCTCGGTGAATCCGTAGGCGGCCATGTCCTTGAACCAGCTGGTGTAGTCCTTGCCGAGTCCGAGGAACTGGTGGAGGTCGCGTCCGGACACTGCCTGCTGGCCGTCGTCGGTCTGGGTGATCGGGATCAGCGCGTTCATGCCGACATCTCCGCCGCCCAGTTGGCGTCGAGCTGGGCCTCCAGCTCGGCGGCGAACTCGCGCATGACCTCAGCGGCGTGGGGGCGACCTTCGTTGGCGAGGGCACGGGCCTTGTCGTGGGCGAGTGTCGAGGCGACGCGGAGTTCCTGGTCGTCTGCGACTGTGATGTAACCGCTCATGGTGGTGTTCTCCTTCGTGTGTGGTGGGCGCCGTCAGGCGGCGGTGGTCTCTTCGACCTCGGTCACGAGTCCGTCGAGCGGCCAGCCGGTGAGGGCTCGCAACTTGATCAGGACCCGGACGGTGGGCTCGGTGTCCCCCTTGCGGAGGTGCCCGACGGTGCCCGGCGCGACGCCGAGTTTTGCGGCGAGTCGTGCGTCTGAGGTGAGGCCCCAGCGGTCTCGTGCGTCGTCGAGCACGTGGGGGTTCAGGCGAACTGCCATGTGGGTCTCCTTTTCTTGCGTTCCTGGCGCATATCTTGCGGTGCTGCCGCAATAGTGCCACAGCTTGCGGCAGAATCGCAAGTTTTGGGGACTGATTCTATGTAATTACAGGTCACGGCTACCGCAATGCTTGCGGCGAGTGTTACTGATCCCGTACTCTGCTCGACATGGATATCAACGAGTGGATCAGTGAAGTCACTGGTGACACAGCGCGCGACATCTCCCGCCACACAGGAATCTCTGAGCGCACGCTGCAGCATCAGCTCTCGACCGGTCGCATGAGCGTGGAGAACGCGGTGAAGATCTCCGCCGCTTATGGCCGGCACCCGCTGCGGACTCTCATCGACCTCGGGGTCGTGGATGCCGCGTGGGCCCAGGTGCCCGACATCGATGCGGCCCTGGACCTCGCCCCCGATGACAAGCTCATCGAGCAGCTGGAGAAGCGACTCAAGCGGGCGGACGCCGCGGGTCGGTCCGATCTCTTCGACACGCCGATCAGCGACCTTGATGCTCGTCGCAGCGCGAAGTCGAACGATCAGGTGCCCCCGCGTCCGTCCGACGATGAGGATGAGACCACTGTCCGCGACTACCGGCCTCACTTAGCTGCCGCAGACGGCAGCATTGATGAAGACGCTGCCCAGGAGGAAGCAGGTGTCGACCCACTCGACTGACCAACTACTTGACCTCGCCCACAAGATCACCGGCCACCCGGTGCTCTGGTACAGGGGCGGACCGAAAGGAGAATGGGACGGCCGCCGGATCACCCTCCGGCACGGCATGTCCGATCGACAGACAAGAAGCACCCTCGCCCACGAGATCGCCCACGCGGTCCACCAGGACCCGCCCGGCCACTACCCCAGCCACGAGACTCGGGCAGATCGCGCAGCCGCGCATCTGCTGATCACCCCCGATGCTTACGCTGCCGCGGAGATGATGTTCGGTACGGACATCGACCGAATCGCTGCCGAGCTCGGCACCACACGACACCTCGCCACCGTCTGGCGGGACACCCACGAAAGGATCACACCATGACCACCAACACCACCCGGCGAGCCCGGGCCGTCATCGCCACCGCCGGGGTTCTCACTGCCGGCCTTGTGCTCGCGTCCTGTGGCGGAGACAGTGATGACGAGGGCGACGGGTCGTTCGAGCCCGCGGACCCGGCTACTCAGACTGAGGGGTTCGGTGCCGATGAGGTCCATGCACTGACGGATACCGTCACGGTCGGGGATACCCTCACCATCTCCGATGCTGAGATTGACACCACCGGCTGCGACTTCACCTTTCCCGAAGATGTCACCCGTGACGCGGTGAAGTTCCAGGTCATCGCCACGGTCGAGAATCAGACCGGCGAGGACATCTCCGAGGCACTGTGGGCCTCCGACTTCACCTTCCTCGATGCCGACGGGTTGACCGTGAAGACCACGGACATCGGCTCTGCCGAGGGGCCTTGCTCCAATGACAACGCCACCCAGTTCGTCGATCTCGGTGACGGTGAGAAGCGCCGCGCTGCGGTCACCCTTGAGGCTCCCGCCGGTGCGACGAAGATGACGTACTCGGCGTCCACCATTCCCGGCGCGGAGCCGGTCACGTGGGATGTGGCTGATGCTGTCGCGGGTATGACTGTCACCCCGGCTGGCGGTGGAGCTGCGCCGCAGCCTTCTGACGCGGCGGTTGAAGCTCCGGTAGTTGAATCGCCGGCCGCCGACGGGTTCGAGTCGGGTGGCATCGTGGACGGGCCCGTCGTCCCGGATCCCGACATCCCCGGCGCGAACCAGCCTCTCCCCGGTGAGTCATCGGTCTGGTACGACGAGAACGGCAATGTCACCGGCGGCATGACCGTCGATGAGGACGGGAACGCCACCTACTACTAGGTAGAAGGCCCTCACCGTCGGGCAGGACGGTGGGGGCCAGATCATCCACCCCTGAACGCACAAGAGCAGACGAGAGTGAGGCTACCTGATGGCCGCCAATGTCCGTGACCTCTGGACCAAGAACAACCCCGACAAGACCAGCCGCACCAAGCGTGTCCACTCCGCCCGCTGGGGCATCGGCAAACGCTGGCAGGTCGTCTGGACTGAGGGTGGCGTCCCTGTCTCGGAGACGTTCACCACGCGGGATGCCGCCGAGGAGTTCGCTGCCGGCGTTGTCGTGAAGCAGACCGAGGGCACCTGGATTACGAAGGACAAGAAGGCCGTCACCCTCGCGGACATGTGGGACCTGTGGATCCCCACGAAGTCCGACAAGGCCCGCAGTACCCGTGACGCCTACCGGTCGACGTGGAAGCGCATCGACGCCCAGTTCGGTGCCCGGCCGTGCCACACCCTCACTCGCGCGGAGATCTCCACCTGGATCGCCTCGCTGACGACCACGAAGGGTGTGAAGCCCGGCGAGGAGCCCCGGCCGCTGGGGGACGCGGCGAAGCGGCTCGCCGGCATCGTCATGAAGGCGCTGCTGGACCTCGCGGCCGAAGAGCGGGTGATCCTGCACAACCCCATGAAGTCGAAGGACCTGCCGACCCAGAAACCCTCGGAGCGCCGGTACCTCACCGTCGAGGAGGTGGACCGCCTGTTCGCCGCCGCCGACGAGGTCGACGAAGCGACTGCAGCCCGAGAGCGTGAGGACCAGGAGCCGGACGCCGCCGGCGCCGAGGACGACGAGGGTGGGCCTGCAGATCCCCGGATCAGGACCGCGGTGGAACTCCTCGTACGCACCGGAGTCCGACCCGGGGAGGCGTTCGGCTTCCGCGTGGGCGACCTCTCCCCCGCCCGTGGCCGGCTGCGCGTCCAGCGGGACGTGGACGACCTCGGCGGGGTGGACACGACGAAGACGCACCGTCACCGGGACGTCCCCGTCGGCGGTGAGTTCCTCCTCGACCTCGAGACCTTCGTCGAGGACCGGGACCGGGAGGCGTGGCTGCTGCCGGCCACCGCCGACGGGCACGTGTGGACCGCGTCGCGGTGGCGGACCGTGTGGGACCACCTCTGTGCCGCTGCGGGGGTCACTGGGGTGACGACGTACGAGCTGCGGCACACGGCGGCGTCCCTGGCGATCCACTCCGGGGCGAACCCGTACACCGTCGCCCGGATGTTGGGGCACTCCGATGTGGCCACGACGCTGAACTACTACGGGCACCTGTGGGACCAGGAGCTCGACACGCTGCCGGCACGGATGGATGCGCACATGGCTGCGGAGCGGGCCCGGTTCGCCGCCCGGCGCGATCGGGAGGCGGAGAAGAAGCGGGGGCACCGCGGGAAGCAGAAACCCCGCGGTCCGGAAGGCCGGGCCGCGGGGTAGATCAATGTCAGGAGAACTCGAGGTGGTTCTTGTCCTTGGGGGTCACCTGGAGCCGCGACGCCGAGGTCAGCTGATTCTGCTGGAAGGTGTAGGAGGACACGACCTGGAGCGCCTCCTCGAGCTCGCCTTCAAGATCGGACCTGACGTGGTAGAGAGGGCAGATCTGAGACAGAGTGACGCAGTGGTCCAGCCCGATGATCTCGATGCCGATTACCACGCGCATCTTGTCGAGGTCGACGACGAGGCTATCGTCGATCTCTTCGGTGCTGAAGACCTCCGAGCCGGGGATGACCTCGATGTAGGCGGCGTCGGCTCGATTGTCGATTTCGATACGCATGGCTCGTTACTCCTCTCCTTGCACGGCAGTGGTGATTACCAGCGCGTATGCGGTCACCAATGCGACGACCTTGATGTATCTATCTTCAACGTTCCGCCGGAAGATCGTCTTCCCGGTGTCACCGTCGGGAACCGTAATCTGCGGGTCGTTGATTGCCAACTCTACCTCGGTTGCGGTGATATGTCGGTCTCTCATACGTCGCCGCGCGTGGTGGGTGTACTCGACTCTCATGCGGACGCATCCATCACCTCGAACGCGAGGCGGCGGGCCTGCTCCCCGTTGACCGTGATGTTCACCTCACAGAGTCCGGGGTCGTTGCAGATCACGGGGCCACGGACGGCGAACACGTTGGCAACCTTCCCGTCGTAGACGACGGCGTCGTCGTCGGAGGTGATCTCGAACTCCATACTCATGACTGGACTACCCCCGGGTGGGGTTATTGTCAGCCCGACGGTGGGATCTTCGTCGCCCTCAAGTCGCCTGACCCTGCCTGCGATACTGATGGTCAACTGGGTCGGGAACTTCGAGGCTTCCGCCTGAGTGAAGCTCGCTCCGACCGCGGTAATAGTGCCACCTTCGGCGCGGGCGTAATCCGCGAGGAATGCATAGTCGAGTTCTGCGCTCATGAGGACAGCCTACTGGTGCAGTGTCGACTCTCCTCCGCCATCCCGGTCCTGGACTGACCCTCTGGCGTGTTCGGGATCTGTTCGGGATCTGTTCCGAACGCCGACACACGACTAGGCGCAATGCGTCGTGTTCTCCTGGTCCCTGAAATACGTGAAGCCCCAGGCGAACCGGGGTTCTGCCTGGGGCAACGTGGAGCCGCTTGCGAGAATCGAACTCGCGACCTTTTCATTACGAGTGAAAGGGGAATACGCTTTGACCTGCGCTTATTCTCTCCGTGTTCAGGATCTGTTCGAACTTGACACGCGAAGAAGCCCCCACCGACACTAGGCCGGTGGGGGCTGGGGAGCAGCGGGGTGTTGATACCGAGGGAGGGAGGTCACCCGCGCTCGACCCGAGGATGACGATACCTGAAGTAGAGACTTTCCGGACTGAAACGGCGAAAGGCCCCCACAGGTTCTCCATTCGACGAGGGCCCCAACAGGAAGCAGCAGCTCCCCTTACAGAGCTGCGCTCCCCGCAACTCACCGTACGGACTCCTCCACAACGTCGAAGGAGAACAGCGAAACCCCCATCGCCACGACGACGATGGGGGCTCGGTGGGGAGCGGCACAACCAGGGCGACCCGGCGAAGGGGACCCCGCGGCGCTCAACCCACACACCGGATACTACAGGCCAGGATGCTCCGGCAGATCATCTGCCAGCTCCGGCGGCGTACGCGGCCACTTCGATGCATCCGGCACAGCACGACGCCACGCGTGAATATGCTGCACCGCAGCCACGAACTTCGACTTCACCGTCCCCAGCTCCGAGCGCAGGGTCTTCACCTCACCTCGGACCTCCTTCATCTCCGCCTTCAACGTCTCGAGGTCCTTGCGCTGACCGTCGGCGTACGCCTGCCAGTCGGGGCCGCGGGCAGCATCCCTGTCTCCGGTGAGCTTCACTCGGGCGACGAGCACCAGTGCCAGGGACCCTGCCAGGCCACCCATGAATGTCAGCACTACTGAGCCATCAATCATGCGGTGCCTCCCGAACTCTGATCTCGGTGCGGGATCCGCGCCATACTGCCCAGGACACGAGGGCGACGATCATGAAGTAGCCGATGCTGCTCACCCATGTCCGGCTGTGTTCCTCGATGGCTTGCCACAGGAAGCTTAGGCCCCACAGGAGGTGCAGGCCCACGCCGGCGCCGACGGCGATGGCGGCGGTGACGGTGCGGTGCCAGGGGGCGATGGTGAGGCAGAGGACGCCGACGGCGACCCACACGATCGACCAGGTGCCCATCGTCATCCATGATTCGGCGGGGTGGCCGGAGGGTCCGGGGCCGGCGATGTCACTGTAGGAGATGCCGCGGGCGATCATGCCTGCGCCGAGGATGACCAGTGCGGTCGCGTCGGTCAGTAGGCCGTCGCGGATCCTCTCCGCGGGGCCGCGGAGTCGTCTGGGGAGATGATCGATGGGCACGGGTCACCGCCCGTACACGTAGTCGGTACGTGCAGCCTCGGCCTTCATCGCGGCGATCACAGCGGCGGGGTCAGTCGCCGTGAAGTGCTCGCCCTTCTCCTCCGCACGGATCGCCGCGAGGACGGCAGACGCGACATCCTGCGGGGTGACAGCCTTGACCTGCTGGACAACGATGTCAGCCACGTCGTGCGCGGAACCGAGCAGAGACGCAACTTCCGCGTCAGCGTCAGTCGCCGTGGAGTCACTTCCCTGGTGGGTCTTCGTCGCTGCGAGCGCGGGGGCGAGGACACCCAGCAGGATCGGCAGCCACTTGTCCACCTGTTCGGTGACCTGATCTGCCTGAATATCGGACAGGACCCCCACCCAGCCGAGGACGCCAATGACCACGGCAGCGAGGCCGTAGGCAATCTTGCGGACCTGCCAAGCCTGGGGCTTCTTCTTGATGCTCATGTCAGTTCTCCTTGGTGTCGGTGGTCCCGGGGACGCCGAGCTTCGCGGCGATCGCGGCGAGAGTGTCGGTGCGGGTTCGGCCGCCTGTCTGCGGCCACCCGCCGTAGGGGCCGGTCATGTGGGCGTCGCCCATATCCTGGGCGCACAGGGTCTGCAGCATCGCACGACAATCCAGCAGTGCGGCGCGGTCAGAATCGGTGAACATCTCATCCTCCTCGGATGTGGCGGTGGTGCCGCCGTAGAAAATGGCGCGGAGTTCAGCCTCCGTGCCCTTGAATGCGTTGCAGTCCACCTGGTATCCGGCGATGCTCGCCCGGTCGGTGAACTGCCACAGGTCCGGCTTGCGGTTGCCCAGCGGGTACGTCCAGTTGCGCGACCTGTCACCGCCGGATGCCGAGTACACCTGCACCGCGGTGCCGGCCCCACCTGGGTACGCGGCCTTCCACAGGTAGCCGAACTCACCCATGTCAGGCTCAGACGGGGACACCTTCCCCTCCCAGAACGGGACATAGGTGTAGATGCCGGGGACGCGCACACCTGCAGCCTCCAGCCCCTTCTTGTAGGCGCGGATGTGGTCGACGTGCAGGCCAGCGCTGGTCTCGCAGTCCAGCCACACGGGAGCCTTGCGATTACCCATCACCTGCAGGGTGGTCTGCACCTGCGCGGCGATGGACGTGCCCTCGGACGGGTTGCGGATGTAGGCGTAGGCCGCAGTGAGCAGCCCGGCACTCTTCGCGTCGTCGAAGTGGGATGCGTAGCAGGTGTCCTTGAACGTGCCGTCGTTGGTACGGAGGATGACGAAACGCATGCCCTCCGCCTTCGCCCGTGCGAGGCTAATGCCGTTCTGGAAGTAGGACACGTCCGGGCCGAAAATCGTGCTCACGGTTCCTCCTGTCGTAGTGGTGGTGCCGCCCGGTGCGGTGGCTCCGGTGAAGTACGGTGCGGGGTCCTGGTGTTTTCCGCCGGTGCGTCCGGGTGATCCCCACACTTCGGCGTGGACGTGGGGGCCGGTGGTTTTCCCCTCGTTACCGGACACGCCGATCTGCTGTCCTGCCTTCACCCGGTCTCCTGCCTTGACGAGGATGCCAGGGTGGTGGACGTGTCCGAAGATGAAGTCCTTGCCGACGGATGCCTGGCAGTCGAGCCAGATCCACGAGCCGAAGCCAGACACGCTGCCTTGTGCGCGGTCCTTGCCCTGGACTACGACGCCGTCGGCGGGGGCGTAGATCGGGGTGCCGACAGGACATGCAAAGTCGAGTCCTGCGTGGAATGCGCCCCACCTGCTGCCGTAGCCGGATGACACCGTGTAGGTGCCTGGCTTCATGGGATGTGTGACCATGTGTGCCTCCTTTGAGTATGGGAAACCCCCGTCACCGGTGTGGTGCGGGGGGATAATGTCCTAGTGGTCAGTAGGCGCAGAAACGGCACCAGCCCTGACCTCGACCACCGCAGCCCCCCGGACTCGTGCCCCAGTTGTGAGCACCAGTGCGCCGCACGGAGTGGTGTCGTGATACCCGCCGCGACCATCGCCGCATTAAACGCGGGAAGCAACGCCTCATACCGTGCGAGGCTCAGCGCCCCGCCCATTGCTCTAGATAGTGTGCTTTAGCGTCCATCTACCAGCGCTCCACACCGCACTGTGCCCCCGGCTCAATCGGGGAACCGTCCGGCCACACGCCACCGGGGTAAAACTCCTCGGGCGGCACCCAGTTGGAACAGTCGATCTGCGGCTCCACCACCGGCAGGTGCGGCAGGAACGGATCGATAACCGACCACAGGTAGTTCAGAAACTCGATCATCGGATCTCCTTACAGGGTAGGCAGCTCGGCGTAGTAGAGGTCAGCGGAGACTACGTGCGTCCCGCTCTGGTACGCGGGCGAAAACCTGACCCCCGCGACACCGGAAGACGTGAACGGCATCGCTATCATAAGCGGGTACTGCCGGGTTCCCGCAGTGATACCGGTGGGTCCGTTCATCTCCCAGATGTTGTACGTCTGTCCAGCCTTTCGTTCACCGAGGCTGAAATAACAGTCCGCTGGGTTACCAGACACGTAGGTGTACTTCATCGCAAGTAGGTACTGCTTGCCGATGCCGAGAGTCGCAGACGTTAAGACGAGGTCCTTATCGGCAGCGTTCCATGCGATGGTCTTCCGTTCCCCGGTTACCTTGGTCCACGAAAGACCGCCGCCAAGTTTCCCAACGAGTTGTGTTGTGATAGCCATTTAAACCCCCGTGATCTTTGATAGTTCCATCGTGGTCGTGTTCAGCCACCAGTCACCGACCACCGCGCCGGGGATGGTGGACGGTGCCGCACCCTGCCCAGAGAACAACGCAGGCCGGGCGTTCATCGCCGCAGTGGTGGGCCTGGAGCCGACCTCCGTATCCACGTAGTTCTTCGTCGCCGCGTGACTGGAGACGGTAGGGTCACCCACCAGAAGACGACCACCGGAACCACGCACCGCCACCGAATCAGCGGCGGGCGTACCCGACTGCCACGCCAGCGCCGTCTGCGCGCCAGAAGAAGTAGTCGCATACATGCGATTCGCCGTCGAGGTGGCAGACACCTTTCCGTCAAGCGCAGACTGCAACCCGGTCACGTCCGCAACAGCGTGAGTGTGGGAAGTGTCAGCCTTCCCCGCCAAACCCGGCACAGTAGGGGCATCGGCAGTGCCCGCGAGATCGCCCGCGAGCTTTACCTTGCCCTTCATCGTCGTGGAAGCATCCGGCACACCATCCGACACAACGGACGCCGCATCCTGCGCGGACTGTGCGGCAGCAGTAGCAGAATCAGCGGCATCATCCGCATGGCCCGAAGCCGTTGACACGAGGCCAGACAATTCCGACCGCACGCCAGCGGCGGCATCCGTGGCGGCAGTAGCGGCCACACCCTCGGACTGTGCAGCGGCAGCAGCGGACGCCTGAGCGTCCGACGCCGAACCAGCAGCAGAAGAAGCGGACTGTGCGGCGGCGGTAGCAGAACCCTCCGCAGCAGTCGCGGACGACGCGGCTGCGGTCCGGTCCTCGTCAGTCGCCGTGCGGTCCTCGCCTGTCTGTGCCCGGTCGGCAGCGGTCGCCACGGCGTCAGCCTGCGCGGCCTGCGCGTGACCCCCAGCCACCTTCACGGACGCGTCAGCGTCCGTCGCAGACGAGGACGCCGCCGAAGCCTGCTCAGTCGCCCGGTCCGCCTCCGACCCGGCACGGTCAGCCTCAATCGTCGCACGATCCGCCTGGTCGGTGGCCGTCGCCGCCGCACCAGTCGCAGTGGTCGCCGCCGCCGTCGCCTGATCCCGAGCATCGAGCACAGCCTCAGCGGAGCCGACCCGGGCCGCTCCAGCCTCAGCGCGATTGGCTTCCTGCGTCGCCCGGGTCGCCGCTGCCTGCGCGGCGAGGATGACCGGCTCCGGGTAGTCGATCGAGTCCTGCATGAGGGACGTGACCTCGACCGGCCCCTCGTCTGGGACAACGATGTCCCACTCAGCGAAGACGCTGCCGGCTTCGACTCGGAGTCGAGCAGGTCCGGGAATGGCCTCAGCACTGAACGCCGAGTCCTCGAGCGGTGTGTCCGCCCAGTCCGCGAGGACCAGGACGTTGTCGACAGGCCGGTGATAAGCGGCAGCGAGCCAGACCGTGCCGTCGAGCTTCGCGCCGAGCTGGTTGCTGATTTCACCGTTGATGACGGTCATCTCAGTCCTCCTATTGCGTCTCGTCCGGGACAGTATCCTGTCCCTTGTTGGTCAGCCGGTTGTCCTGCTTCACGACGGCCATCCAGGCATTCCTGGCACCGCCGTCCCACCACCGCCAGCGGGACGACCAGGCGCGGACTTTGATCCAGCAGCCGGGTTCCGGGATGACGACGGGGAATGAGCCGCCGACGCTGGCCCAGTTGCCGGCGTTCGGCTGGTCGAAGACCACGTCGCGGACCTGAGTTGTCCCATCCGGGTAGTAGATAGTGACGTAGATCGCGGACAGATTCGAGCCGTTGTCACCGAAGCTGGTGGACCGGGCGTGCGCCTGGACAAAGACGAGCCAGAGCCCCTCTTCCTCGAAGACGATGTTCTTCCCCACCTCGATGTGAGCGCCTTTCGACGGCCCCAGCGGCGATTCATACGGCAGCCACCGATCATTGGAGCTCAGCACGTTCCACTCCGAGTTGATGTTGAGGCTCTGGTACGCAGCGCAGTAGCCGCGGACCCCCTCAAGCAGACCGGTCCGATCAGCGAGGGCGAGCTGCCCGTCACTGATCTCCCCTAGGGGTCCGTCCTGGTTCTTGAAGAGGCCGGCGACGGCGTCCGCGATGCCGCGGAAGATGTTCTGCGCGATGGTGCCGACGTTGGAGAGCATGATGTTGGCCAGCCCGCTGATGGTCGGCTTGATGTCCTCGAGACGGCCCGGCTGGTTCGGCTGGTACAGGTCAGGGCTGGTCATTCTGATTCTCCTGTCTTCGGCGGGATGATGCCAGCGAAGATGTCGCCTATGACGTCCGTGGACTGTCGAGCGAGATTCTCCATTGTGAGGTCCCGCCACTTGCCGGGATTGAGGTAATGCTCCTGCCCGGTTGCCGGAGGCTCCCACATCCGGGATGGCTCAGCGACGATCCCGACCCCGCAGTACGCCAGGTGAGTGGCGATCGCGTCAGCGAGTTCAGTCGGCACCGGATACGCGCGGGCATCATCGAGGTCCGCCGAGGCCGGGATGTCCTTGAGGAAGACGCGGAGCTGCCCGGCGCGGTCTTGAGGGTTGGCGGTGGTGTCTTGGTTGGGGGTGGTCATGCTTCTACCTCCAGTGCTTGCAGGATTTTTCCGACTGATTCGAAGGAGCGGAGCAGGCGGGCTTCGGGAAGTTCGCGGGCGGGGTCCGCGCCGAGGGAGATGTCGACTTCGACATCAGTGGTGCGGGACCAGGAGTGCTTCACGGCGTGAATGCGGTTGATCCAGTAGCGGGTGCCGAACTGGAACGCGCCGCGGCTGCCGAGGGTGAAGTCCCGTCCGTAGCGGTAGGGCTGTCCGTCGACGATGGGGACGGAGTGTGCGGCGCTGGCCGCGGTCTCGAGCATGCCGGTGCGCCGGGCCTGCAGCGCGGACAGGGAGAAGCCGTTGGAGCCGGAAGTGACCCAGTGCTCGGGGCGTCCGAAGCGGCCCATCTTGGAGCGTCGGCGTGGGCTGGTCTGCGAGGAGAAGGCGAGGGCGACGTCGGTGATCTGTGATTCGAAGACGCCGATGCCGAGTCCGGGGTTGCCGATCAGGGCGCCGAGCCAGCCGAGAGCGGCGTTCGCGGCGAGCTTCGCTGCGCTGTTCATCCAGTCCGGGGACTTGCCACCCTGTGCGAGGGCCCAAGCGGTGGGGCGGGTGAAGTTGATCTCTGAGCCAGGCATGAGGTCCAGGCGCTCGGCAGGGGCGCCGGTGTTGGTCGCGGGGATCGGCGAGTGCCAGATCGGGATGTCCTCGGTGATCTTGTCGACGAGGTCGTCGCCGGGGCTGCTGGGGTCGAGGATGGACCATATGTCGTCGAGCCCGTCGTTGGTGACCTTTTTCCCCCACTTCAGCAGGCCGTCGAGGATGGTGCCGGTGACGTTGACAGCTCCGGACTGCTCGATGACGTCGACGAGGACGGTGGGTTTGTAGAGGGTCATGTGGTTAGGGGCCGGCTGGGGGTCTCCAGGCATCCACCGCCACACTTTCAGTTTGAGCTGTGCGTCTTCGAGCGTGGGGCCGATGAGGTCGGAAGCGAGGGCGAAGCGGGAGGCGAGGCAGCACCACTCGGTGGTGTCGTGCAGGAGGTCGGCTCCGGGGAGGATCATCACCGGCCATTTGTCGATGTTGGAGCGGATGAAGAATCGTGAGGCCCACTGGTCGGCGTCGAAGAGGTTGTCCGGGAGGGTCCACAGGCCGTCGAAGAGGCGGCGGAAGTTGGCCAGGAGGTAGTTCTTGATGACCCAGGCTGACGGTCCGGCGAGGATCATGGACTTTGGCCACTGCAGGGCTGCCGGGGCGATGGGGTTGGACCAGCAGACGAGGGACTTGATGAAGATCCAGTCGTGGACCAGTTCCCAGGTGACCTGGATGTCCCCGTCGTCGGAGACGGAGACCTTGACGTTGTCGACGATGCCGGACCAGCGGGTCTCGTCGGCGGGGACCTGGCCGGTGGCGTCCGGGTAGTCGATGATGACGGAGAAGACCTGCTCGACGTCGAGGTCGAAGACGGACCAGCCTGCAAGGTGATGGTCGACCGGCAGGACGATGGTGGCGTCGCCGGCGTCGTTGAGGAGCAGCTCGGCGGAGCCGGAGTCCTCCCCTTCTAGGATGTCGCGGACCTCGCCCTCCGGGTCGAGGACGGTGATGACGGGGCGGTCGAGGGAGGATCGTGCGGCATTGGCCAGGACGGTCTGTGCGTGGTCGTAGACGCCGGTCAGGGGGTTGTGTTTGAGGGTGCTCACCATCCGCGCTTCCACCTTCTCTCAGTGATGATTTGCAGGGCACCGGTGCCAGTGACGGTGACCTTGGTCGGTGGGGTGTGCGGCGGCAGGGGCTCAGTGAAACGCTGTCCGGCGAGTAGCGGGTAGCCCGGTGTGCCGTCGGCGTAGGTGACCTTCTCCACACCGGGCAAGGTGCGGACGACGATGGGCTGGGTGGCCTGCTTGAGCGCGACAGTGTCTCCGCTAACGCCGTCCGGGAAGGTCCACTGCCCCGCCTCGGCGACGAAGGTGGGCCACGCCGGAAGGTCAGTGGGGTTCGACAGGACCACGGTGGTCTCCCCCGCGCACTGCCAGTCGGTGGTGTCGGTGTGGCCGTGGGCATCGACGTCACACGCCACGAGGGTCATCTCCATGGTGACGACGCCACGGCGCCGGGGATCCACGGCGAGGTCGACTTCGATGTCCTCCCGGGGGCGGACATCGAACCAGCGGGCGGAGTCGTCGGTGATGACCCACAGGCGGCCGTCCTGCTCCATGGACCAGGACCGGTCCCAACGTCGCTCTACGACCGGCAGCGGATCGTCCGTGGTGGCGGTGAGGTGGACAGTGAGGTCGATGACCCGCTCGTCGACCTTCACTGTGCCCGGGGTCGAGCCCCGCTGACGGGCCGAGGACCGGGTCCGCAACGTCGACGGCGGATCGAGAATGCCCTTGACCGTCTCGATCCACGCGCCCTCCTGCCGCGCCCCGGCGCCGTGAAGCACCCAACGCGACCCGTCGACGCCGTTCCAGATGATCCTCAGATCGGAGCGGCGGCGGGCGATGAACAGGTCATTCACTGCTGTCTCCCTTTCAGTTAATGTCACAGGCCCCGGCGCGCGCGTCCGCGAGAGCGGTCACGGCGGGCCATCTTCCGGTCGATCTCGGCAGCAACCTTCTCGTTGCCGGTGTCGACGTAGATGGTGGTGTGGTCGCCACCGGCCCCGTCCGCGGTGAAGCGAGCGAGATCGGGCAGCTGGGTGTAGACGAGGTCATCGAAGGCGTCCGTCTGGCGGGGACTGAGGACGCGCTCGGGTCGGATCGTCTTCTTGGCCATCAGGCCGACGCCTGGCGCGATGCCGCCGCGGTCGTACCATCCGTTGGCCTCCCAGAACTGGCGGGCGACGGAGGGGTTGGCCTGGTAGCGGTCGGTGATGTAGCGGGCGCCGGCCTTTCCTTGGACGGCGGGGTCGGTGGAGCGGTCGGGCAGGTATTCCTGCAGGGTTCCGCTGGACGGGTTGAACTGGAACAGGCCGAACGCACCCGAGGACGGGTTGGTGGCGTCGATCTTCCAGGAGGATTCCTTGTTGATGATCCAGTCGGCGTCGGTCCACTTCTGCCCGGTCCAGCCTTTGTCGGCAAAGATCGCCTTCACGGTGCCCTTGACTGTGCCGTCGCCGCCGGTGGCGGTGCTGGTGTCGTCGAGGTCGGGCATCGGGTCGAGCTGGATGGTCACCGGTTTGAGTTCGGTGCCGGTGGAGGTGTCGGTCATGGCGACGGCCTCGGTGGTGTCGACGCTGGCGGCTGCGGTGGTGTCCGCGGCGACAGCGGAGACAGTGTCGGAGGTTGCCTGGGTGTCGGTCTTCTTCACGCGGCCCTGTTCGTCGACCAGGGTCGGGTCCTTGAGGTTGGTTCCCTTGAGGCCGAAGAGGCCGAGGAACTCCTTGGCAATGGAGTTTCCGGCGGTTCCGGCGATCTGAGCGCCGACGAGGTCCCAGCGGGTCGGTTCGATGTCCTTCTCGCGCCATTCGGGGTCCACCTCATCGGAGGATGAGAGGCCGATGGTGCGGGCGAAGCCCTGGATCAGGGACACATCATCGTCGGAGAGAGTGGTGGCCTTGCGGCCGTGGACTACAGCGTCGGAGACGGAGCCCACAAGGTCGGTGACCTTGCGAAGCTGCTCCCAGTTGAGGATCGCTTCCGGCCCGCCGGTGTGATTGGTGACCAGGTGAGTGCCCTGGGGCAACCAGCCGCCACGGTCGCGGAAGATTCCGGTGATCGCCGAGCCAACACCACCGACGAAGTCCTTGGCCTTGTTGTACGCGCCGCCAAGGAGCCCACCGAGATCCTCGATCTTGTCGAAGAGGAAATCGATGACCTTGTCCTTGGACGAGCTCATCGCCTTCGGCGGGATGTTGAACCACTCCGGAGGTGGGGTGCCGACATGGCTGGCGAACATGTCCTTGATCGGGTCCAGGAGCTTGTCGAAAATCTCCTTGACCTTGTCGCGCAGGATCCCCTTCTTCTGCTCCGGGGACGGGCCACCGGCGGACTCGAACGCGCCGTCCGCGCCGATGGCCAGGTGGTAGTTACCGGAGCGCCACTGGCCGTCGTCGGCACCGGCGGCAGGACCACCGTAGGCCACGTTGCCGTGGGAGCCACCGGACTCAACGTTGACCGCGCTGAAAGATCCGACGGGGCCGAGAGTGCCTGCGGTGTGTCCCATCTGCCCGCCAGACTGCGGACCACCGGTCACGCCGATGGACATGCCCGGCCCGAGCCCGCCCTCCCACCGCTGGTTGCCGGCGGAGACGGAACTGGACTGGGATGCCGGGAATGCCGGGGTTGCCCAGTGGCCGGCGTTCGGCTCAGCGCCGACGATGACCGACGCGATCGCAGACATGTAGCCGGAGCAGTCACCGCCGTTGGGCCACTGCGATCCGGTCAGATAGGGCCTGCCGTTCATGGACGCGGCCCACCGGTGGCCACGTTCGAGCTGAGACTCCCACTCGGGGCGGACTTCGCCGCCGTCGGCGTGGGCCTGCAGGCCGTCCTTGAACTGCTGCAGCGGGCGGTTGTCACGACGAGACGGGCGCCGGTCCTCGGAGAAGACCTTCCCGGCGTCCCAGGTGAAGGACTGGCCGGAGTCCAGGAGGTGACGCATCGCGTAGATCGCCGAGTGGCCACCAGCGCGGGCGACCTCGCGGGCGGTCATCATGTGCTCACCGTTGGAGCCCCACATCAGGACGTCGTCACTGGTGCCGGTGCCTGGTCCGGAGATCCGGCCACCGGTGGCGTGCTCCGGGATGGTGGAGAGCTCACTGGCCTCGTCGAGGCCGGGGATGAACTTCGCCACCGTGTTCCAGGCCTTGAGGATTCCGCCGTTGTAGACCGTCGTGATCATGAAGTTGATCGGCTTGGCGAGGTAGCCGCGCAGCTTATCCCACACGCCCTTGATGCCGTCGACGATGGTGGTGAAGAAGTCCTTCACCGACGACAGAGCATTCTTGAGCGTATCGAACGCCGGCTTGATGACGTTGTCGATGACCCAGCGGATGCCGTCACCGAGGGCATCCCACACCGGCTTGATGACGGTGTCCCAGATCATGCGGAAGAAGTCACCGACAGCCTGGAGCGCTGCCTTGAGCGCGTTCCACGTCGGCTGGATCACGTTGGTCCACACGAACTGAATGCCTGTACCGAGGGCATTCCAGGCGGGCTGGATCACGGAGGTCCAGACGGTGCGGAAGACACTACCGACGAAGTTCCACGCGGCGGTGATCGCGTTCCACACCGGCTGCAGCACATTGGTCCACATCCACTGCGCCGCGACGCACAGGGCATCCCACACCGGCTTGATGACGGAGTTCCACACGACACTGATTACCGTGGACAGGTTGCTCCACGCCATGGGGATGTACTGGGTGAAGATCGGCATGAGGATCGTGTCCCACATCCACTGCGCAGCAGCAGCCAGGGCGTCCCAGGCGGGCTTGATCAGCCCGGTCCACGCGGCACTGATGCCGGCGGACAGGAGGTTCCATGCGATGAGCAGCGGAGCGAGGATCAGCGTGCCGATGACGCCGAGAGTCGTGGACACGACGGTCCACAGCACGTCGAGGACCGGCTTGAGCACGGAGTTCCACACGGTCTGGATGCCACGGAAGCAGGCACTGACCGCGTCACCGAGGGCGGAGACGACCGTCTTGAGCCCGTCCCAGACAGGGGCGAAGACGTCCTTGAGCCACGACCAGACGTTCTTGAGGACGTCCATGAACGACGCCCAGATCCGCTTGCCGGTCTCGGTCTTCGTGAAGAACAGGGTCAGGGCGGCGACCACAGCCACGACCGCGGCGATGATCGCGCCGATCGGGTTGGCCACAATCGCGGCACCGAGCATGCGGAACCCGCCGGCCGCGAGTTTCAGGACACCGGTCAGGCCCTTGAAGATCCCGCCGAGCCCCATTACCCCCTTACCGAGCTTGGTGACGCCCGGCGCGGTCTTGGCTGCGATCCCACCGAACCCCTTGACCGCGGACATGATGCCGCCGCCGGAGGTGATCATGGCGCGGGCGCCCTTGAACGCGGCACCGAGGCCGCTGACTTCCTTGGCGACCTTACCGATGGGGCCGGTGACGGTGTTGAGAGTCTTCATGCCGACGAAGGCAAGGACGAGCTTCTCGACGATGCCCTGGTTCTCGCTCATCCACTTCGCCAGGTCCTGGAGTATCGGCACGAGGATGTCGGCGACGACCGGGGCGAGGGTGGCCATGGCTCCGGTGATGGAGACGATGGCGGCCTTCATGCCGGCTTCGCCGAGGGAGGCGGTGATCTGGCCGAGGGCGGGCATGACGTCGGTGATGGCCTGGCCGATGGTGCCGAAGGAGGCTCCGAGTCGGCCCATGACGCCGTCGATGTCGCCGCCGTTGAGTGCGGTGGTGAACTTCTCGACCTCTTCGCGGAGGTCGAAGAAGAAGTCGATGATCTTGGAGTCTTCTTCGATGCCCAGTGGGCCCCAGGTTTTCGGGTCGAAGTCTCCGGTCTGGAAGATCTCGATCGCACCCTTGGTGACGTTGGTGAGGGTGTCGATCTTGTCGGTGATGCCGCCGATGATGCCGGGGGCGGCGGTGAAGGCTGGTTTGAGGATCGCTTCACCGAGACGTCCGAGAGCCGCGCCGGCGTTGTCCATGGCACCAGAGAAGGTGTCGCCGGCCTTGAGGGCGGCTCCGCCCATTCCGGCTTCCATGGCGTTCTGGAAGGTTGCGAAGTCGATCTCGCCGGAGGAGGCGAGGTTGGTGACCTCTTCGGCGGTCTTTCCCATCTCCTCGGCGAGGAGCTGGACGATGGGGATACCCTGGTCACTGAGTTGGGCGATGACGTCGCCCTGGATCTTGTTGCTGGTGGCGACCTTGTTGAAGATGGAGCCCATCGAGGACATGTCGGTGCCTGCGATGGAAGCGGCGTCACCGACGAGCTTGAGTGTGCGCTGCAGGTCCTGGCCAGGCTTGACCCCAGCGGCGACGGTGGCGGCAGCGACTGTCGCGGCGTCGCCGAGGCCGTAGGCTGTCCCCTTGACCGAGGCCATGGCGTCGTCCATGATCGCCGAAACATCCTCGGCGGAGTTGCCGAGGCCGGAGAGCTTGGCGGTGGCCTGGTCGATGGCGTTGAGTCGGTCGAAACCCTTCTTGAGTGCGGTGCCGAGGGTGCCGGCGACTGCGCCGCCGACGCCGACTGCCGCGCCTTTCATGGCCTTGCCGACGCCGGACATGAGCTTGGAGCCCATCCCCGAACCGGTCTTGGTCATGGAGGACTCAACCCCGGCGAACGCCTTGTTGACGCCCGGGGCGATCTTGGAGGTCTCCGGGATGATGGAGATGTAGCCGACGGCGAGTTCGTTGCCGGTCTTGGCTGCCATGGGGGTCCTCCTGCGGGGGTCGGGGTTAGGCGGGGATGAGGTTTGCGTCCCATCCGAGCCAGTCGGCGATGTCGGCGATGGGGGCGGCTTCGCCTACGTAGCGGCCGGACTGTCCGATGTCGGGGTTGATGGTTTCCGGTTCGGCGTCGTGGGCCTTGGGGCGTGGGTAGGGGTCGGGTTTCTCTGCGGTCTTGTCCATGGCGCGCTGCCAGTTGGCTCCGGCGAGGACGTCGAAGATGTCGGCGAGGAGGCCGGTGTTTCTGGTCCAGCCGGCGAAGTCAGGTTCGGTGGCGCGGATGAGGGCGGAGTCGATGTCGGACTCCGTGATGATGACGTAGAGGTCCCTCCAGTTGAGTCGGTCTGTTCCGTCGCACAGCCAGCGCAGGCGGAGATTCAGGCCGATCAGGTCTCGCTCGATGGCCCGGCAGGTGTCCGGGTCATCGAGGAGGTCTAGGAGGCCGAGGATTCCCCCACGGAGGTGTCGCCCTCCGGGCCGGTCTGCCAAGCGACCATGAAGTCCTGGAACTCTCCCATGGGGAGGTTGTCGATCTGGTCGAGGGTGGTTTCGTCGGCGACCTTTTCGAGCATCTCCCAGCCGAGCTCCTCCTGAGACTTGTCGCGGTTGCGGCGGAGCCATCCGGCGGTGAGTGCGTCGCGGATCCAGGGAATGGTGATGTCGGCGTTGGTGGCTGCGGAGTGGTAGTGGAACTTCTCGAGCATGACGGGGTCCTTTCCGGGACGGGGTCTTGGGTGAAAGAAGGGGGGACGGGGTCGGTGTCGAAACTGGGTTGGGCCCGGGGTGACCCCGTCGAGAGTCCCCGGGCCCGGGCGGCTACTCCCCGGAGGGAGTTTCGAGCGCCTCGATGCGGGCGATGGCGGCAGCGAAGTCTGCGGTGGAGACTTTGCCGTCGAGAGCGTCCTGCAGGCCGGTGACGTCGGCCACGGTGTGGGTGTGGTCGCCAGCGGCTGCGGTGGCCGAGGTGGTGCCGAGGGCGAGATTGCTGGTGCCTGCTCCGATAGCGGAGCGGGCGGCGGACTCGGTGGCGGCCTTGACGACGGCCTTGCCAACCGTGGTGGCACCGGAGAGGGTGTCAGCGGTCGGGGCGGTGGGGATGTCGTCGGGGTCAGCCTTTCCGTCGGCGGTGGCCTGCGCGGCGGCGGCAGCAGCGTGAGCGGCCTTGATACCCTGCTCAATCTTGTTGAGGTTCGCGGCCTCCAGGTCGGGCTCGGCGTCGTCGACCCAGTCAGTCGGTTCGTATGCCATGGCGTGTCCTCCTCAGAGGCTCATGGGGTGGTGGACGGGTGAAGCCCCGGAGACGGGTGCAGCCCCTTGCGGGGCCGCAGGCCTACGGGGTCGGGGTTTCCCCCGAGTCATCACCGCCGTCGCCGGTGCCGCCGTCTGCGGGCGCGTCGGCGTCGGCGCGGTAGATGTACTGGTAGAGCTTGTTCGTGTCGTCGTCCGGGAAGCACTCGAAGGTGACCTCGTACTGGATGACGCCGGAGCGGACGAAGTTGACGTCGCCGACCTCGGTGGCCTGGGCGTCCGGGGCGAACAGGCGGATGCGGGACTCGGCGGCGCCCTTGATCTCGGCGTCGAGAGCGCGGTGCGGGAGCTCGTCGGCGTTGTCGACGACGGTGATGTTCTTCCCGTCGGTGGAGATGATGACGTTGTTGTCACCGGCGATGATCTTGAGGACCTCGGCGTTGGCCGACTCCATGAAGGTCAGCTTGAGGGTGACGGAGTGGTCGGACTGCACGATAACGACGGTGTCGCCGTTCCAGTCCTTGATCTTCTCGGTGGAGCGGTCGACGGTCTTGGAGATGCCGTCCTCAGTGATGTAGCCGCCGGGCTTGAGGCTCAGTCGCTCCTGGAGCTCGGCGATGGGCTCCTCGGCGCCCTTCGGGTAGTTGGCGATGGCCGGTGCGGAGGGGCCGATCAGCATTCCGCCGGCGGCCTTGACGTCGGGTGCGCCGACGAGGACATTTGCACGGTTGCGCATGGTGTTCTCCCTTTCGTGGAGACGGTGAGTATGAGAAAAAACCCGGTCTGACCGGGGGTCAGAGCAGGGCCTGGGTGAGCGTCCCGATGAACTGCCATCGGGTCACGTCGGGTATGTCGGGGTCGGGAAAGTCCACGGGGCCGGAGTCCTCAGACCAGCCGAGGACCCGGTCATCGAGGACGTCAAGGTCGAAACAGCGTTCGCGGATGACGTCGATGAGGTCGACGGCGTCGTCGAGGGTCGGCCCGTAGACCTGGATGAAGACGGTGGTCATGTCGGTGACCGGGGTGATGCGCCGCGGTGCGGCCTGGTCCACGCGGACGAAGAGGTCCGGTCGTGGCCGGGGCACCTTGTGCACCACCGGGACGGTCATGTTGTCCCGCAGGACGGCCATGACGATCTGCTGGGCTGTGGTCACAGTCCCTCTCCTCCCCCGGCGTGCAGTCCTGCTCAGCCCAGCTTGTGGGCAGACAGGACCTTGACCAGGGTGTTGTTCTTCTGGTTGTCGCGGTACGCCTTGTACGTGTCCGGGATGACGATTGTCCGGTACCGGGTCTTGCCCTGTACCGAGCTGATCGTGTACCCGGATCCGCACTCGACGGCGATGGAGTCGGCCTCGGCATCGACGGCGGACATGACACCGGGTGACCGGCGGATCGCCTCGAACGCCTTGGGATTCCACTGGAGGTTCGGGGCCATGTTCAGCTCCGGTCTTTGACGATCTCGAACTCCGCCCACGCCCCCGGGGCGTAGCCGGCGAGCGTGCTGGTGCCCTGAGCGTCGGCGAAGATGACGAGGCATCCGTCGACGATCTCGCAGGCGTTGGTGGGGTGTTCGGTGATGACGGCTTCGCCAGTGTCGTCGAGGACGCCGTGGGTGATGCGGATCATCAGCCCTCCGTTCTGGTTGCGGTGACGACGACGAGACCCGGGTCGAAGAACGGGTTGTTGGCGAAGTCCTGGTCGTTGCCCTTCACCTTCCACGGTGTCGGGTCCCCCGGTGTCCTGATCTCGCCGCCCGGGCCGGGGTCGTCGCCGGGGGCGCAGTAGACGGTGAGCGTGTCGATCGTCCGCAGGAGGGAGTCGCCCACGACTTCCTGGGTCGGGGAGACTGCCCACCCGAACACGAGGACTTCCTGCCACAGGCCGAAGCCCATGACGGGGTCACCGTTGCGGTCGTAGCCGGTTCGGGTCCAGGAGCGGACCTCGACCGGGATGGTGCGCGGGTAGGCCATCAGACCCCCTCCCCTGGCGCGGTGCCGGGCGGGCCGTTGACCCAGGCGTGGTCCAGCGGGTGGACGGCGCGGTTGGGCTTGGCGGTCATGTCGAAGCCGGTGTGCTTCTTCGCGCCACCGGAGAGCATCGCCCGGTGGGCCGGGGTCAGTTCCATGGACTGCGCGAGAGTCTCGGTGCCATAGGTCGTGGACTCGGTGAAGACGCCGGCGGTTCGACTGGCCTGCCGGACTGCTTCCGGGTTCCGCAGGGCCGTGCTGACGAGCTGCACCTCGACGTAGACGACCCTGGTGAGCCAGGTGCCGTCCGGGTCGTCGGTGAGCTGATCAGTGAGCTTCGGATACTCAGAGAGGATCAGTGTCTCTGCATCGTCCAGCCAGAGCTGGATGACGTCGTCTGCGGGCAGTGCGGAGGTGGACAGCCAGCGGGCGCGGACGTCCGCTGGTGTTGCGTAGGTGGTCACAGAGTCACCTCCCTACGTGGTTGTTCGCGGATGCAGCCCCGTAGCCGGGTGCAGCCCCTTGCGGGGCCGCAGTGCTACGGGGTCGGGGTTTCCCCCGAACCACCAGCCGGGAGAAGGAGTCCGGCCGGGTAGACGCGGTCCTTCTTCCGGCCGACGCGGGTGACCGGCGCAGCGCACTGCCAGCCGACCCGCATGACCACGCGCAGGGCCTTGGAGTCCTGCTGCATGAGGTTGAGGACGACCTTGCCTTCGGCGTCGGAGATGACGCCCTCGGAGAAGAGGTCGTAGGTGATGTCCTGGCGGACGCCGACGACGAACTTGGACCAGTCGAGGGCCATGAGCTTCGCCTTCTCGCCGTCGAAGCCACCGGTGGCGTCCTCGTTGATCGGCTTGCCGTACAGGGTGTCCGGCTGGCCGAGGGCGTGGGACGGGCCGTAGATCGCGCTGCCGTTGGCGGAGCGCTGTCCGATCAGTTCCCAGCCGAGGCCCGGCTCGGAGACGAAGCCGTTGATGTTGTAGCCCTGCTTGGAGACCAGGCCCGCGAGGTTGGCGACGTCGACGCCGAGGTCGGCGCCGGTGCCGGCGGTGACGGTGTTACCTGCGGCGGTGGCGGCGGTGAAGACGTCGTCGGGCCAGGAGTCCGGCTTGTCGACGCCGAAGAGGGTGGCCTCGTCGATCTTCTGGCCGAAGGCCTCGGCGACGAGCGGCTTGATCTCATCCCAGAGGGGCACCTGGGCGTCGGCGATGAGGGCGTCCGGGATCGGGACGATGACTGCGAGTTCCTCGGCGGTCATGGTGATCCCGTTCCAGTTCGCGCTGGAGGTCTGCTTGAGACCGGTGTCGCCGTTGACCCAGTAGGCGTCCGGGAGGGAGGCGAGGACGGGCTGCTTGGACTTGGCGGAGCTCATCGGCACCCGGCGGGCGTTGGTGAGCATGATGGAGTCCTTCGGAGCCTCGGCGAGGATCTCCTTGGACACCTGGTCGGGCAGGTGGGCGTCGGAGACGTCGGCCCGTCCGATGATGTTGTTGAACGGCATGATCGGTTCCTTTCAGTGGTTATGCCGGTGGCGGCTGGTCAGTGCCCGGACAGGGCGTTGCGGATCCAGTCGCCGGAATCAGAGGTGGACCCGGTGCCGCGTCCCGCGTTGGGGACCCGGGCACCGGTGGGGGTGGGGGCAGCGTCGGCAGTCGCCTTCTTGATTGCCTCGGCCAGTTTCTCGGCGTGCGCAGTGAGCTCGTCCTCGGTGGAGCCTGCGAGCAGGTCCGGGTCGAGTCCGTTCTCGGCGGCGATGCGGACGCGGGCGCCGGCGAGCTTCTGGGCGGTGAGTTCTGACTCGAGTCGGGCGATGCGCTCGGCGGAGCGCTGCTCGTCGGTCTTCTTCGCGTCCTCGAGCTCGTCGAACTTCGCGGCCTTGGCCTTGAGGTCGTCGTACCCGGTGTACTTCGCCCGCTCCCGGGCGATGCGCGCCTCGATGATGCGGTCCAGGTCCTCCTGGGATTCCGGCGGGGTGAAGCCTTTACCGGTGTCCTTGGCGTCCTGGCCGCTCTGGCCGTCCTTGGTCGCGGCGCCGGACTGCGCGGCGGCCGTGTTCGGCGTCGCCTTGGAGTCCTCGGAGCCGGTCACGTCGGCGGTCGTGTCTGTCATGGTGCTACTCCCCTTCCCCGCGTGCAGCGGGTAGTGATCGGTGATTCCGCCCGGCGCGACACCGTTGGTGTCGTGGGGCGTGCGGTGGTCCACCCCGGGTCGTGCTGGGGTGTGGTTCTCCTGCCGGGAGTCGGACCCGGAGCAGCGCGGGGCTGCGGCCTGTTCGGGAGAGGGGGTCAGTGGAAGGCTTCGCCGGCTTCGGCGCGCTTGGTTTTCCAGTGCTGGTCCCATGCGTGTTTCTGGTTGCGGCGCATGTGGCCGGAGGCGTCGTAGGTGACCTCGTACCACTCGTCCTGGAGGTCGTTGATGATCTTGGGGACGTCGGAGTCGCGGAGGACTTCGCGCGCGGTGCATGAGCAGTTGTCGTGGTACTTGTGCCCGTCTGCCATCGGGCCGGAGGAGTAGGTGTGTCCGCCGGTGGCGTTGGGGTTGCGGGTGCGGGTCTCTCGTCGGGTGCGACTGTTGCCGGCGCTGACGGTCAGGACGGTGTCCTTGGTGTAGACGGCTCCTCGGCTGGCGAGCATGAGGCAGAAGGAGCAAGCTCCGGGGCCGGGGACTCTGGCGTAGCGGGTGCCGGCGGCGGCAGTGGAGTTCCAGACGGTGTCGCGGGCGGGTTGTCGGATGAAGCGTCCGAGGGGTCCTGCCATGACGCGGGCGGCGGCGACTGCGCTGCCGTCGGCCTTGTTGAGCGCCCAGGAGGCGGAGTTGGTGACCTGTGCGACGTTGACCGCCTCGGCGGGGACCGGGGCGGGGAGGTCGGTGAGGTCCGCCAGGGCGCGACCGGTGTCCAGGGCCCAGAGGGCGGAGGACATGGCCACGGTGCCGTAGCGCTGAGTGATCGCAGCGACGAATGCCTGGAATGCCTCGGGTGCCATGGTCGGGTTGGCGTCGACGGCCTTGAAGAGCGCCTGGGTGGCTAGGACCGCAGTGGAGTCCAGGTGCCTGGCGTGGGTGAGCCACGGGTCAGCCATGGTCGCTCACCTCCCCACTTGGGACTCGTCGAACTTGAGGGTGATCGGTCGGCCGCCGATGAACTTCACACCGTCGATGCCTGCGATGCGGGCGGCGGCGTCCGGGTCGACGCCGGAGCGGATCAGAGCACCCATGGCGTCCGCCCGCTTCTTCAGCTCGTCGGGGGTTGCCCCCCTGCCGGGGCTTCGGCGGGTGCCGAGGGCGAGGGGACGGTCGGTGGGGTGGTCTGCTGCGCTCCCTCGTCGGCGACGGCGGCGCGGGCCTCCGGGGTGGCTTGCGCGGTTCCGGAGAGAAGCTGGTCGAGCATGTCCTGCCCCTGCTGCCGGGCGACGTCGGCCTTGAGGCGGCTGATCGTGACCGGGTCCAGTCCGAGCATCTCCCAGGTGACCTCGGAGGCCGCGGGTAACGCCCCGACCGAGACCAGCGACATGACGGCTTGCGCGGACGCTGCCTTTGTCGGGGTTGACGGGTCACGCCACTTCGCGCGGAGCTGGTCCAGGCGCTCGTCCGGGGTGCCATCGCGGGTCTGCTGCGCCAGGCGCATGATCTCGCACCAGCCGGAGCCGTAGACGAGCTGGGCGCGCTCGGCTACCTTGACGAGCTCTGCCTCGGCCGCGCGGATCGCGTCAGCAGAGGACGGGTTGTCCTGGATGATGCCGAGGCTGTTCGGCGGGATGGCGGTCTCGCCGGATACCATCATCGCCAGGGCTCGGAGCTGGTCGATGTGCGGCTGGGGGCTGGCTGCGGAGAAGGTGCCGAGGGAGGGCTGGTTGCCGTCCTCGTCGGAGCCGAGGGTCAGCAGCCGGTTCAGGTAGGTGGTGAAGGCATCCTGGTCGAAGTCGTCCTCGTCGACGCCGGTGATCCAGCGCTGCGGGAAGGAGAAGAACTCGGCGGTGCCCTCCATGCGGATGACGGTGCGGGCCGCAGCGTCCGTGAAGTCCATCAGCGGACGGGTGATCCGCGACATGCCGTAGCGCTTTCCGAGCCGGGGCCGGTGAGCCAGCATGACCATCGGCACGCGACCGAGAGTGTGCGGAGTCCGCTGGACCGCGTAGTCGTTGCCCTCACGCCAGATGGAAACCGTGCGGTCGTCCATCCAGAGGGTCAGCTGCGGGGACTCGAGACCGTCGATGCCCTCGTCGACCGTAAGGCCGGCCACGAGGCGTCGGGCCCGGGCGGACCAGATCGCGGACGCCGCGGTCGCGCTGTAGGTGCTGATGACCACGGGCGGGTCGCCTGCTGCCTCGTCGCCTTGCACGACGGTGGCGAAGGCGACACCGTGGATCATGCTGGCGATGTGAGCCTGCGAGGACTCGACGAAGAGCTGGTTGTCCTCGACGATCTCAGCGAGACCATCGTCGGACTCCGCCTGCCCGGCCATGACGAAGCCCTGGAGGTCTAGCCGGTTGTCCAGGACCTCGACGGACTTGGCGGGCCAGCCGATCACCGACTCGAGCTTCCCCAGCGACGGGGGCATGGCCATCCCCAGCTTCCCGGCGCGGCGCAGGCTCCGCTCGCCGTCGTAGTAGAGGGTGCGGAGGTAGTTTCGGGAGCGGTTGGCGTCGTAGCGGCGGATGAGCTGGATGAGGAGTCGGGACTCTTCGGGGCTGAGGCCGGGGGCGTTGGTGAGGGTGGTGATGTCGGCGGTCATTACAGTCGGACCCTCCTTGCACCGCGGTTGCGGCTCGTCTTGACCTTGGGGTTGAGCAGGGCGAGTTGACGGCCCATGCGGGCGCCGACCATGGTGACGGCGTAGTCGACGAGGTCGTTGGAGCTGCGGTTGATCTTGCCGAGGCCGATGCCCCACTGGTTGGGACGGCGGCGGGCGTTGTGGACGTGGTTGCGGAGCATGGGGGCTCCGTCGTGGGTCAGGGTGTGCTCTTCCTCGATGTCGAGGACGGTCTGCATGGCGGCTTCGGTGAACAGCTTGTTGCGCTTCACCGCGCCGCTCGTGGAGAGCCGCATGTCGAAGAGGACGGAGTGCCCGCCGGCGCCAGGGGTGGCCCAGACCTTGAGGTGCTTCTGGAAGTCGCGGTGCCACTGGTCGATCATCGGCTTCCAGTAGAGGGCCTCGGTGTCGTCGTCGGTGGCTGGGCTGGGGTCCACGCCGAACCAGACGACGTCGTAGAAGTCGAAGGCCTCCCGGACTACGGCGTCGACGACCTCGCGGGGTGCGAGCCAGCCCTTGCCGCGTTCGCCGTGAGGCTTGCGCCAGCCGCCGAGGCTGAGGACGTGGCCGTCGGAGAGCCTGCAGGCCGACAGTGTCGTGGCGTCACCGGACTTGGAGCAGTCGAGGAACATGGCGATCTTCTCCCCTTCCTCGACGGTGATGTCGGGTTGTGCGCAGTCGTCGAAGGCCCGTGGGTCGACCCAGGCGTCTTCGGCGGCGGCGAGGCCGTTGAGGTAGAAGCGGATGGTCTCTGCGGGGCTGGTGCGGGAGTCCAGGGCCTCGGAGAGCAGGCGGTCAATGTCTGCCCAGGGGGCGTCCATGTAGGCCTGCTCGATGCCGTGACGCATCGAGACGGGGTCGCCGGGGTTGGTGGTCGGGTCGGCCTCGGTCGAGTCGTAGAGCATGTCCCGCAGTGGCTCAGGGCGCATCTGCTGGATCTGCCACTCGTCGAAGGACTTCTCTGCGACGGAGTCCATGCCGGGGCTGTGGGCGTTGGTGAGCTCCAGGACGCGGGCCTGGATGCTGGCCGGAGACTTACCTGCGTTGCGACGAGCGGTGTCCGCGGTCTTTTCGCCGCCGGACGCCGCGGTCATGTGGTGGGACTCGTTGAGGAAGACGGCGGTGGGCGGGTCGCCCTCCATGGACTTCTCCGAGGCGGTGAGCAGCTCGATGCGGCAGCCGCCGGGCATGACTGTCCGGGTCTGGCCGACGTCGATGTTCAGCGAGTGGACCAGGTCCGCACTGAACATGCTGTTGACCATGCGCATCAGCTTCGACGCCTGGTTCAGCGAGTTCGCGGCGAGCTGCACCAGCGACATGCGCCGCCGGCGTCCGAGGATCATCCCGTCGACGACCCGGTCGAACTGCACCGGGCCGCAGAACTCGATGATCGCCAGAGCTGCGGCGAACGGGTCCTTGCCGGTTCCCTTCGCGCCGCGCTTCACCCCGGTTCGGTACAGCCATCGGCCCGTATCGGGGTCGAGTGCGTACCAGAGGTGGACGAAGCGGGCCTGCCCCGGTGTGAACCGCCACGGTTTGCCCGAGTTCGGCTCGACGAGGTTGCGGTGCGCCCACACGATGATGTGCGGCCCCAGCGACGGCGGCAGCTCTTCGAGCCGAGACGGGTCACTGTAGGGCAGGGACGGGTCACCGGGCCATGGCAGCGTGGTCCAGGCCCCGGTGTCCGGGTCCACTCGGTAACCGGGCATGAGCAGTGCTGGTGTGGCAGGTGCAGTCATCCGTACAGCCCCCTCATCGCCTCAATGTCGGTAACAGTCGCCTCCGTCCCCTCGTCAGCGCCCTCGGCCGCATGCTGCAGCTCAATGCGGGCACGCCGCCGGTCCGGCTCGGTGAACATCAGCTTCGACATCATCTTGTCGATCTCCGCCAACTGCCCGGCGCGCAGTGGAGCAGCGTCGGCGTGGTTGAGCATCCTGGAGAGCTGGTCCATGGTCAGGCGGGCGTACTCCCAGTCGGACTGCTGCCAGAACGCGGTCTGTCCGGAGTCCTTGAGGGAGCGGTAGAGCCGCTTGGCGGTGATGTGCCAGGCCCGGTCCTCGGCGGGGCGCTTGGCAGGGATCGCGGCGCCGATCTTCGTGATGACGTCGGGCTTGTTTCGGCGGACGCGGTCGGCGTCGCGCTTCGGCATAGGGCCGGGCACGGCGGTCCTCCTTCCGGGGTCAGGGCAGGGTGTCGATCGCCTCCTGGAGGTCGGCGAGGATGACGGGGCAGTTGGGGACGGGGTTGCCGGTGACGGTGATGAAGCGTCCGGCGGCGTAGACCTCGACGCGGTGGCCGTGGAAGCGGCGGATGCAGGCTCCGGTGTGCTGTGCGCGGCCCCAGAGGTGGAGGCCGTCTCCGGAGGGGCTGACCTCGGCCCAGGTGTCCGGGAAGTGCCGCAGGAGGGCGCGAGCCCAGGGCTGCGGTCGCCCGGCGCGGTCTAGGCAGTGGTCGATGTCGATGCAGACGATGCCGTCGCCGTTGAGGACGAAGCCGCGGAGGTCGGCGTCTTGGACGTCTTCGACGGGTCGCCAGTTGGTCGGACGGTGGGCGTTGATGGCGTGGCCGCGCGGGTTGACGGGCACCTTGTTGCCGTCGCGGTCGGCCCAGCGGATCCAGCGTGGTGTGCGGTCGAGGGCGTCGGGGAGCTGCTTGCGGTGCCGGCATGCGGCGGTGCGGCAGCGGCCGGAGCAGTAGCGGGCGGTTCGTCCGCGACTGCCGGCACTTTGCAGGGGGCTGTCACACCAGGCGCATTTCATGGTTCGAGTCTACCCCGGATGTAACGTATTACCTAGTCTGAACTGCCATAACGTGTTTTCTATTGGGTGGATCATCGGAGAGCGCCTGTGCCGAGCAGGGCACCAAAAACGGTCCCGTACAGGGCGAAAGTCGCCCAGATGGACGATGAGGGCGATACATGGTCTGACCTGGCAAAAACCCTGGAACCCGTACACAGTTGGAGGCCCTATGCCGTCCGTGGCTCGGATCGAGGGGGGGAGGGGGATTCCCCACCCCGTGGGTCCGAGGAAGAATCGGACTCCTGTGATCGCCTGTGTAACTCAGGGCATATTTCCCCGGGGCGGTCACCCGCGGCCCATGGCCCGGCCCCAGGCGGCCCAGTCCACCGGGCCGTCGGCGCCGGAGGTCGGGTGGGCCATCGGCGTCCGCTGCCGGGACTGCTTCGCCCTGCCCCGCTGCGCCTCCTCCTGCGTCTTCACCGCGTGGCACGCGGGGCATACCGACCGGAGATTCCCGAGCTCGTTTCCCCCGCCCTCGAAGACCGGCACGATGTGGTCCACCTCGGTGGCCTCCACCTCACAGCCAGGGCCACCGATCTGGCAGGTGTGCCCGTCCCTGCGGAGGACCCGGCGCCGGAGCTTCGTCGGAACACCACGGGCTCGCGTGTAGGGCTGGTTCGACCGGTACTTGCCCGTCATCGTGATCACCTCATCGACACGTCGTGAGCAACGAGAGAACCCCGAACCACTGTCGCGGTTCGAGGTTCAGTGCTCGCCTGAGGCGAAGCCTACCACACGATGTGGCGGATGCAGGTCAGAGCGTTCCACCATCACTGCACCCGACGCACCGACGCCAGTCTCTCCTCCATCCCACGAGCATGAGCCACCGTGTCCTCCAGCGAACAGGACACCGAGCCGTCGGGGTGAGTCATCGACCGGATGGTCCCGGCCTTCGCCCACTCCCCCACAGTCCTCCGGCCCACGGGCCACCCCAGGATGGCAGCAGCCTTCGACACCTCCGAGGGGTTGCCCCACATGCCACGCCCCGGGGGCGGTGGGTCTACCGGGGCAGGGGGCTCAGCGCCGGGGGCCTGGGCACCAGCACCCCCCGGGCCTACCTCGGAGGGGGTGGGGTCCTTCGCAGACAGGGGTGGGTCCACCAGATCGGCCACCCTCCTCGCCTGCTGCCCCACGACCACCACCGCGTCCGCCGCCTGCTCATGGCCGGACACATCCTCGACATGATCCAGCAACCAACCCGCCAGCTGCGACACCGACAGGGGACCAGGACGCCGACGCCGCGGCGCCGACAACCCGCCGGCACTGCACACCGCGCCCACGATCTGCTTCAACAGCAGCCAGCACTCATGCTCCACCGCAAACGGATGCTCACGCACCGGAGACCTCGGCCCCGGCACCGACGCGCACACGCCAGCATTCGACCCAGACGCAGCCACCGACGGCACCACCATCTCCGACAACCTCGGCCCCAGACGCACCAGCGTCCGCAGATCCTCGACCAGGACCTCACGCTCTGCCTCACCCAACATGACCTACCTACCTTCCTGACTGACCATCACTGACTTCCATCCCTCGATCTCTGCCTGAACCTCACCGCCGGTAGGGGTACAGGTAACTGCCTGCCCGACCCGCCCCGACCCGTCCCGACCCGGGCAATCCGACTGACCCCCTCGTCTTTCTAGGAGATTCCCAGAAGACGAAGAGACCACCGCCGGCCGGTATCGGGTATGCCGAAATCGGCCCTGCCACCTGATGCGACAGTGCCGTCACCCGCACGCCGAGAAGCGTGCAGAGCTCGTCGTCCTACGTTCAGCGACGCCTGCGCCTGGAGCGCTTGCGACCGCTTCCACCGCCCTGTCCCGAAGCACCGGATCCCTGCGGCCGGGGTTCCTTGCCATTTCCAGCCTGGCTCTTGCCAGACCGGGGACCGTCCTCCGAACGCGTTTCGGAGTGTCCTGGGCCGGATCCCGCGGACGCCGCGGTCTCGACAGTGTCGGCTTTCGCCGAGCTCGGGGTGACATAGGGCTCAACCTCGTCCGACATCGGACTCGGGATCCCCATCTCGTGGGCGACGAGAGCGACCGTGTTCGGCCACTCCCGGATCATGTTCTTCAGCTTCGCGTCGTAGTACGGCTTCTCTGGTGCGGGGATCAGCGGGAGATCATCGTCCGGGGTCTCGAAGTCCGCACGCAGGCGATTACACCCACGGCAGCACACCACGTAGTTGTCGGGTGTGGTCTCCTTGTCCGGCTCGCGATGATCGTAGGTCCCGCCGTCGGCGTGGGCCCGGTCCATCCAGTTCACAGCAGTGCCGCAGTAGCGGCACTTGCTCCCGTCGCGCAGGAGCACCCGGACGACCAGGCTCGGCGTTGCCCTGTCCTTCTTCCTCTTCGCCTCCATCTTCTTGTCCGTCGTCTTCATCAGGTGAATGAACTCACGGCGCTCCACCAGCCGGTAGCAGCGCGTCTCCTCGTCGTCAGTGAACTCCTCGACGATGACGCCGATCTTCACCAGATCAGCGACCACCCGGTCCACCTCAGACATCCCGATGAGCTTCACCGCGGCAGCGCGGCTGACGATGTAGTCGGTCTTCTCGGCAGCGGAGTAGGTGAACAGCGTCAGCGTCCACCCCTTCATCTCCGCCTCGAACCGCGGATCCAGCCGGCCGGCCGCGATCTCTGCGGCCTTCATGAACTCAGGGGCGGTGTTGATGGTGTCGCCATACCTCTGCCACGTCATCGGACTCGGCTCCCGAACTGGGGCTCCGCCCACGCGCTGGCAGTAGCGGTCATCATCGTCTTCGTCTCCTGGTCGTCTTCGTCGTCATCGGGGTTCCCGGCGCGTGGCCGGCGGTGCTCGGCACCGGGTGGTCTGGGGGGTCATCGGTCTTTCGATCCGTAGTAGACGATCCGGATCGGGGCGAACCGGTGTTGCAGTTCTTTGCTGGACATGTAGCCGCGCAGTCCGTTTCCGGCCCATCCGGGGTCTTTGCGGATCCAGAAGGTCCTGTTCTTGTCGTAGATGCAGCTCTCTTCCGGCAAGCTCTCGATCTCTCGCCAGTTCTCGAGCTCGGCTCCGGGCCTGTCGTTATTGATTCTCTTGACCTCGGCGGCTAGGCGGTCCCGTTCCTGCGACATCTTCTCGGCCCTAGCTGCGGCGTCCAGGAGAAGGACTCGGTGCCCCGCGAAGTCTTTGGGCTCATTCGCTAGTTCCCGCAGGTCCTCTGCGATGCTGTTGGCAGGTTTGTCCACTAGCTCGAGGATGACGCGGGCGGCGGTGTGATAGCCAAGTTTCCGGTCTTCGGCTTCCGACTTGGCGACTACGTTTGCGGCCCACTTCCAGGCGTCGTGTCGGTCCTGGTCGGTGATGTCAGTCATTGGTGACCTCCTCATAGGTCTGGTGGAAGATGTCAGGCTTGCACGGGTAGAGCTCGTCCTGCACTCCTCGGATGATGAAGTCACCGGGGCAGACGGTGTGGCCACCCTCCATCGTGTCGATCCAGCCGTGCTCGGACATGGGATGCGTGCAGGTAGACCTGCGGAACTTCTCGGGGACATCGCAGTGGCGCATGTCGTCCATGGCGATGGCGTCCGGGGCGCACGAGATGCTCCCGGTGACGGGATTAACTGTCGGGTAGAGCCATCGCTTCACGTCGGGGTGGTCGGCGTGGGTGTCCCACTGTGACGCGGTAACCACGACGGGCATCTTGCGGTAGGCCTTCTGGGTGGTCATTCTTCCTCCTCAGTGGTGGTGGCCTGCGCGGTTTGCCTGTCGGCGACGTCCGCAGCTGCGAGTAGGTGCGCGGCCTGGATCCGCGCGGCGGTGGCGGTGAGCCAGGATGCCTCGTACATCAGGTGGAAGATCGTGACGCCACCGGACTCGACAGCGACGTCGC